GATATGGATGATATGAGTGATATGGGTGATATTGATGATATGGGTGAAGAACCGTCAGAAGGCGGTGAACCTGTTACATTTAAATCTATTCAAAAATTAACTGGAAAATTAGCTCAAAAGATTAGAGATTATTCGGGTAATGAAGAAGAATTATCAAGTAAAGATGTGAAATATGTAATCAATTCAATATTATCTTCATTAGATTTAAATTTATTAGATGAAGATGATAAGGAAGAAATCTTAACAAGATTTGACGGTGAGGAAGAGTCTGACTACGGAATTGAAGATGATGGGTCAGAGGAGGAAAGCGATGAATTTGATGTTGATTCAGAAGAGGAGACTTCAACAGAAGAAGAACCAAAACTTGAAGAGATGGGTGAAGCGGATTATTTAGATGGAATGTTCTCTAAAGTTTTTGGAGAGTCTCAAGTAGATAAAATCTTGAAAAGATATGTTGTAGTTAATGAAAATGAAAAGAAGTTTGTTAATGAAAAAAAGAAAGAACAAAAAGTTATTTCTGAATCAAGAAAGGCGAAATACACTAAAGAAATTGAAAGATTATCTTTAACTGAATCCCAATCTGAGATATCAAAAAAGATTGTTAATAATTTCCCATTTATAACTTTTGTTGGTAAAACAAATAAAGGTAATTTAGTTTTTGAAAATAATAACAAACAACTTAAGGTATCTCCACAAGGTAATATCCTATGAGTTATTTAGTTTTTATTAACGGATTAGGAGCAAATTATAGAGGGAATAAGACTTACGAGTTTATTTTCTCAGAAACGACTGAAGTATTTGGTGATGATTGGGATACAAATCCTGCAAATGGAAACCCAACACCACCTGACACTGAAGAAATTAAAAAAGTAGGAGTATTGAATAGAGACGGAATAGATATGGAGCTCGTTCAAAACTCCGATTTTTTTTGTATGAAAGATGCGATTGACAAAGTGATTGCGTTGGCTTGGGAAAAGGATAGTGATAAAGATGATAGATTAGTATTTCACTTTGGAATGAGTGAACAACAGGTTAAAGATAAACTATACGAAAAGGACATAATCCTTGAGTATTACAAAGAATTTGAAGAAAATGGTAACAGAAAAACAAATCCAAGAAATCATTAAGATGGGTGTTAGTAAAAACACTTTATCAAAGATGACATTAAAAGAAATTAAAAACTTACATGAGAGTATGGTTAACTCAATTGGTTTTGTAGGAATGGATAAACCAATCGGAAGAATGGAAACTAAGGAACAAACTGGTAAAGTTACTATGAAAGAACCTGATGCGGATAAAATTAAAGCTTTGACTGATAAAGGTATTAACGTTGAACTAGGTGAAGCAAAATCAAAAAAAACAAAAAAGAAAGTTGAAAAAAATCCTTGGGCTATTTGTACTTCTTCATTAGATTTGGAAGGTAAAAAAAGAGACGATTATACTAAAGGTGAAAAGAAAAAATTTGAAAAATGTGTTCTTGGTGTCAAAGAGTCATTAAAAGAAGGTAAAAACCCATATGAAGTAATTTTGGAACAAAAAATGAGAGATATTGTTGAATCAAATTTAAGACCTACTATGACAAAAAAAGATTTAATCACCAGTATTTTGGAATCAAAAACAAAAGAAAAAACTAAAGAGAAGGAAAAAACAACAACTCCAACTAGAAAAAATCCTTTTAAACCAGCACCTGATGCAGAACCAAAACCAAAAGGTTCCGGTACAAAAGAAAAGGAAAGAACTAAAGAGAAGGAAAAGACAACTACTCCAACTAGAAAAAACCCCTTCAAACCAGCACCTGATGCTGAACCAAGACCAAAAGGTGAATTACCATCTTATTTAAGTTTTGGTAAAATGAATATTAAATTAAAAGGTGAGTAAGATGAAAAAAGAACAATTAGTAAAAAGATTGGTTAACCGAATTAATGAGGCACCTATCGGATATGAAGGACCTGAAAAAATGGCTCCTGATATTCAGTCTAAATTTGAAAAAGGTGAAACGCCTCATTCAGGTAGTAAGGCATTTCCTGAAATCACACCTGAAGGACCCGATAAACCATCTAACTTTGAACAACTTATAGCGTCACAAAGATTTAAAGATGTTATCGGTAGATTAAAAAGATATACTGGTCTTCAAGATGTTACATCACAAAATGCGATGATGCAACTTCAAATGATGGTGATGAGCGCTATGCAAGAAATTGCTCAGATTGAATCCGAAAATAAAGAATACTTGGAAGAACTTGCAATTGAAGTTGTCCAAAAAGAATTTGCAATTCCTGAAGGCTCGTTACAATATGATGTAAAGTTGGTTCAACCAAATGATATTGACTCAAGTAAGTTATCACCTAAAGGTGAGGAACCAAGTGAAGAAGAAATTGAAAATATGTTTGGTTCTGAAGAAGAACAAGAACAACTTGAAGATTTCATGGACTCATTTGAACAATTTGACTTGGAAAAAGCGAAAAGAAGATTTATCAACTCACTTATTCAAGGAGCCGCTAAACAATCTTCTTATATGTTTGAATTGTTAAACAGAGAGTTAAATGCTATTAACCCAAGGTTGTTAAATTTGTATGGTGTGTTTATGTCATTTGCAGATTCACTTTATTGGTTAATGCCTGACTCAATGGTTCAAGGTATGGCAGGTGGTGGAGAATCTACTTTTGGTATGTCTGAATTGGATGCTAAAACTGACCCACCGACAGTAAAGGCTCGTGGTGTTAACTTACCAATCCTTATTCATGAACTTGCTAAAGGTGTTATGGAAATTGCTGGAACATATGGATTACCAAAAGATAAGACAAGACAAGAGGCGGTGATTAACTCACAAGATACTGTTGTTGGTGAAATTTGGGATATGAGATTAGGTCCAGTTATTTGGCAAAAGTTCCGTGAGTCTTATCCTGATGAGTTATTTGATGACGATAAGAGAAACTTACAACAATATTTCCTTGTTAAGTTTGCCGAACTTACTCCAAATGAATTCTTTGCTATGGCTCGTGAAATTTTATCAGGTTCACCAAAAGGAAAGAAAATGGTAAAAGACATGGTTGATGAAATTGTTGAAGAACTAAAAGGATATGAGTATGAAGATACTATGAAAAAATATGAGGATGATGACGACGATGATGATGAGGATTTTGATGACTTTTTAAAAGGATTAGGTATCAACTAAAAACTTTAAAACCCTTCATCTCTGAAGGGTTTTCTATTTTAAGATAAATTTTATATTTATAGTATATGAGTTTATCTAAAGAAGCCGTTTTAATGGAGTATGCTAAGTGTATGAGGTCAACACCATACGCTCTTAAAACTTATTTACAGACATACGACAATACTGTTTCAAAGTATGTCCCGTTAGAGTTATTCCCTGACCAAATTAGTTTGGTTGAGGATTACGAAAATTACAATGAAAATATTGCATTAAAGTATCGACAGGCTGGAGTATCTACGGTAACCGCTGCTTGGTCATCTAAAAAACTTGTTTTTGCTAAAAAGAATAGTCCTGAAAAGGTTTTGATTATTGCAAATAAGTTGGATACTGCGGTGGAGGTGGCAAATAAGATAAGAGGATTCACAGACCAATGGCCTAGTTGGGTTGGTGTTGGGTTTTCTGCTGAAAAAAATTCACAAAGACATTTTAAATTAACTAACGGATGTGAGGTTAAGGCGGTTGCAACATCTAAGGATGCTCTTCGTGGTTATACACCGACAATATTAATATTTGACGAGGCTGCGTATATTGAAGCTGATGGTGATTTTTGGGCGGCTTGTATGGCATCCTTATCCACAGGTGGTAAGGTGATAGTTGTATCAACACCAAACGGATATGATGCAATCTATTATGAAATTTACGACCAAGCATTAAAGGGAATGAATGAATTTAAAATTTCCCCGATGGTTTGGTATAAAGACCCAAGATATGCTAAAGATTTATCATTAATCAATGTTAAAGATATTATTCATTATTATCTAAATCGTAGTGAATACCCAAATGTTGAAATTATTGAATATAACAATAAGGAAAAAAACTTTGATGAAATAAAAGAATTAATTTCTCAGGGATATAAACCAAGTTCTTCTTGGTATGAGTCAATGGTAAAGAAAC